AACGCAGAATGATGCGTATTGGTTCGGAAATGCTGAGCGGATACACAGAAAAAGATTGGATTGGTTGGTGGCAACATAAGGACCAACAGGATCATTGCGAACGTATTTTTGCACCAGTGGGCGAGGCCGCTCGTAAACATGATGTGCGTATCAGCTTTCATCCTGGACAGTTCTGTGTGCTGGCTAGTGAAAATCCTGGCATTGTGGAGCGCAGTATTGAAGAATTTGAATATCATGCTGACATGGCTCGATGGATGGGGTTTGGTAAGACGTTCCAGGACATGAAGATCAATGTGCATATTTCAGGTAAGCGTGGTCCTGAAGGCATTAAAGAAACACTGAAGAAGCTGAGTCCTGAAGCTCGCAACTGCATCACCATTGAGAATGATGAAAATTGTTGGGGTGTTGATAGCAGCATTGAGCTGGTGGATCACTGTGCGTTAGTTTTGGACATTCATCATCACTGGATTCGTACTGGAGAATACATTCAGCCCACAGACGACAGAGTCAAACGTATAATTGATTCATGGCGCGGAGTAAGGCCAGTGTGTCATTACAGTGTATCGAGAGAAGATGTGCTGATTGACCACCCCACTGATGTGTTACCGGACCATGCAGCATTGCTGGCTGCATGCTACAAAAAACAAAAAATGCGGGCACACAGTGATTGGTATTGGAATCAACCCGTGACTGACTGGGCCCTTAGCTTCTGGGAACACTTTGACATCATGTGCGAAAGCAAGGGCAAAAACTTATCTAGTGCCCAAGTGTACAACCGGGCACTAGAACTTAAACTGCTTTAGGAGCACGTGGTTTTTTAGGAGCACTTGGAGCTTTTTTAACTACGGGTGCTTTTGATTTTGCAGGACCTCTTTTAGCAGGAGGCATCTTAGCTGATGCTACCTCAACAACTGCAGCTGGAACCACAGCGTCTGCTACAACTACAACAGCTTCTGTTACAGCTGGCTCTGGTCCCAGTTGCACCAAAGGTGCTTCGACTTTATAAGGTACTTCTGCTGCAGGTTCAGCTGGCTTGATGCCAAATAGTTTTTTGATTGCGTTTAACATGGTATATTATCCTCCAGAGTATTTATATCGATAAATATTAGTATGTACAATTTTATACGCCATATCACACTAAACGAAGGCAAAACGCCTAAAACGTTGGTTCAAACCAAGTTACCCTATGCCAAGGATGACTTGGAGCCCAGTAAAAGTGAAGACACTATCAAGTATCACTATGGCAAGTTATACAAGGCATATGTGACTCGTTTTAACGATGGTGAAGGTGATGCAGACTTCAATGAAGCGGGCGCTTTTTTACACGACTTGTACTTTACTCAGTTCCAAAAACCCACTGTATCAAATGAGCCTGATGGATCAGCTGGTGAATTTATCACAAAACATTTCAAAACATTTGACAGATTCAAAGAAGAATTTGAAAAAACAGCCATGAAGATACAAGGATCAGGGTGGGCATATTTGGCACGTGATGGATCCATTAAAACTATTAAAAATCACGAAATTAGAATGGATATCATAGTGTTGGTTGACTGGTGGGAACATGCGTTTGCTCTAGATTATCAAGCAGACAAAAAATCATATCTCAGCAATCAATGGAAAATAATGAATTGGAACGTTATCAGTGCTAGAGTTGGTCTAGTGTCTTAAGACTACTGGCAGGCATACTCCATACATTCCTGCTTTCAACGCCTTTTAATTGGGCAAACTTCTTGGCATCGCAATTTTCACAAACATGATAGAAATTGTTTGATAATCTGTTTGGATCCATGTTGCCCTTGTCTCTTGTAAAAATAGTATTACACGCATCACACTTTAACACCACCACAGTTTTGTTTCTAACGTAGGTGTGGTGTTTGCCGCGATTGCTGCTGCGAACATATTGTGTTTGACGAAATTCTGTACCAATGAACATCATGTATTTACATTAAGGTTATAAAAACCTTTGATAAATACTATATAAAGGGACACTATGATCACTATTTCCGACACTGCCAAACTAAAAATACTAGATCTTCTACTAGAAGAAAACAATCCAAACCTGTCTTTACGTACATTTGTCCAAGGCGGCGGCTGTAGCGGATTCAGTTATGGATTCACATTTGACGAAATAGTCAATGAAGATGATTTTGAAGTTCCACTAACCAGCGATGTTAAGGTATTAGTAGACGCAATGAGCATGCAGTACCTTACTGGCGCAGAAATAGATTATAAAGAAGATCTACAAGGCAGCACATTCAGCATAACAAATCCCAACGCAAAATCTACTTGCGGTTGCGGCTCTAGTTTCGGAGTTTAATAAATGACACAACAAATTGTTAACGTAGGTGTACAAGGTAACGACGGCACCGGCGATAGTATTCGCGAAAGTTTTACAAAAATTAACAGTAACTTTACTGAAATTTATGCAGTGTTTGGCCAAGGTGGGCAGATAACATTTGGTAGTCTTGCAGATGCGCCAGGTACCCAATCGTTTGCCATAACAAACGTTGCTGCAAGTACTCCTAGTGTAGGCAATGTTACTTTAACATTCACTAATCCTAACATATTACTGAGCCCATTTACCATAGGTCAAAACATTATTATCAATAATTGTGCGCCTGCTGGTTACAATGGTACTTTTTTAGTCACAGCTGCATCATCAACATCCATCACAGTTGCCAATAATACCACTGGTTCTACCACAGCCGTGGGCGCATTGTCTAGCACATCATACAGTGCTAACCAAATTATCATGGCCAACACCAGTGGAAGCGGTTTGACTGCAAGAACACTGGTTGCTGGAAGCAACATATTGTTTAATACCACAAACAACGGCCGTCTGGAAATTGGATCAACTGCTGGGAAATTAAGTGATGATGCAGCTCCTACACTCGGCAACAACATGAATGCTGCAAATCGTGCTATAGGTCGTCTTCAAGATCCAAGCGCAGCAGCGGTTGCTGAATTCAATGCATATTACGGCGCAGTAAACCCAAGTCTCACAACAACATTGGAACAAATGGCTGTGACTGTGGGTTATGCCAACGACCATTATCTAGCAATTGATAGTAACGGCTCCATCAGTGGAGCGTTGAGAGCAAGAGAAGAACCAACACTGCCACAATCTACTGATCCAGACTATGATGCCGCGTTGCAAGGAAATTATGTTGCTACAGAAGTTATGCAACGTAAGCACACTGTAAGACGTGATGGTGACACTATGACTGGCGCTCTCACATTGAGCGATCATCCAGCGCCAATGGCAGGAGCAGGAGTTGTCAAAGACAGTACTGATTTACAAGCTGCAACGAAATATTATGTTGACAACAATACATATTATAGCGGTGTTAATTTACATGTAAGCACAACCAAGGGTGACGATACACAATCAAATACACCGATTGGTCGAGAGGGTCGTGCTTGGCAATATGCTTACAAAACAGTGGGTGCAGCAGCACTGGCCGCTGATAATTTAATTGAGTTAGCAAGTCTTGAGCCCGGTCCATACAGACAAACAATTGCATACACTGTTGGACCAACACAATACAAAAGCGTTGTCAACAGTGTGACATTGATTGGTGGAAATAGTGGTATTCAAGGCTACACTGATGCAACAGCATTACTGGCTGCGAACAAATCTTTTATACAAGCCGAAACAATTGCATATTTAAATAAAAAATATGTAGATCAGTTTGAATTTAGTCAACCAGAATGGGCAAGTTTTCTTACTAATATATTAACTGGTGTAGGCAATGACTTGGTGTTCACAAACGGCACTGGTACCCTGGCTAACTATAATTCAATAACACAAGCAAGTTTGTTGTTAAACGCCAATAATTCAGAGATTTCGTCAAATTATCGTTTACAATTGATTGATGCTATTAATTACGCACAAAACAAGGTACTTGATTTTGCATATGATGTATCAAATACACGTACATACATCACCGCTGTAATAGATGCACTGTGTTACGACATAGTATTTCAATCAAATTATCAAAGTATTCGAGTAGCACTGGAATTCAAGTCCGCTGGGACTGGTTTAAGTGTTGCAGAAATTACAGATGCGCTGACCAATCTAGGATCAATTATTGTCAGCAATGCAAGTTGGAATGATGTTATTACCACCGCTCCTATTGTGATTATATTTATTGAAGATACTATTGCCCTTATCAACGGAGTAATTGAATCAGGAAAATTACCAGAGCCAAAATTCCCATCACTGAGTACAACTACTGCTGGTCAAACAAGTGCCAAAAACTTATTAATTGATAATATAAACTTTATACAAACTGAAC